CAATATTTATGGATTTTAAATTATGAGATTTGAACAATATTTACAAGAAAAATATGTAGGTTCCACAAAGGCATCACGTGGGCATGGTGGTGCATGTTCTATTTATGTTAATCCAACAAAGATGGAACTTGGATTTGCCCATGAAGAAAGTAATTTTATAGCTATACGATTTATTGCAGATAATTTAAATAAAAAGGTATTTGTATGGTCATTTAACCTTATTCATCATGAAATATGGGATAATTTTTTATCTAAAACATTTGGAAAGGGTCGAGGTAAATATTTTACTAAAGCTAATGGATTATTACCTGGAACAGCAACAAAAAAAGGAAGCAAATTTGTAATGACATATTCTGATGAAATATTACACCAACAACATGTTGGTGGACTTGAATGGATAGATGGCATATTAGATATTGATTGGAAATGGGCAGATAAATATGTTGAAGTAACGCCATGGGTGAATAATCTCGCAAAAGATATCAAGCGGACACGTGATCGGGACCAAAAACGTAAAGAAAGGGATAGTAAGAGCATATGAGACTGATAAACTATTTAACTGAATCAAATAAACAAGCAAAAGATATTTTAAATGATATCTTTAAGGGTAAGTTATCGCAAGAATTAATCAAAACAAGGAATGATAATGAACTATTACATAAACTTGATGATGCATTTTCAAAGTATAATATATCATTTGAACATGGACAGCAAACAAAATTACCAGGCAATTCACTTATTTTATATGCTCAGATAACATCCGATGGTGACCTTATTATTTTCCTCAAAAAGAAAGGTGTTTTAAAATATCTTCAAGACCAAATAAACGATGATACTTTCAATGACATAAAGAAAAATATATTCTTTAGAGAACTTTATCTTTCACTTGTACACGAATTAATACATGTCAGACAATTTGAAAAGAATCCAAATTTATTCAAAAATATACCTAAAGTAAACGATATGAAGGAATATTTATCAGATAAAGATGAAATTGATGCGTATGCAGCACAGGCGGTAGAGGAAGTTCGTATGTTTGGTAAATCAAAGGTAATAACAATGTATTTAATTATATTCGATAAAAATGATCCTATTATTGATAAGTTGTTAAAAAGAATAAATTATTATGAGGAACATAGTTAATGAAAACTTTTTATTTTTATAAGAGTATTAGACGCACGATTATCCAATTTCTTGATATGTTTAATGATATCAATATAGCAAGATATAATGATGCAGGAGAAATAATTGGTCATCATATAGTACCATTAAAATATGGACCAAAAGCTAAGGTTTACTACTGGTTACATGAAAAAAATAATGACGGTACACCTAAGCATGATATATTATTGCCTGTTATTGGTGTCAGCCTTGAATCCATAGAATGGGATAGTACACGATTAGCTAATATGTTTGATAGCATACGTGTAGAGACCGATTTATCCACAAGAACTATATCAAAATACTTAAATCCTATGCCATATAACCTCATGTTTAATTTAAATGTTTGGGCAAATTATATGGTGGACATTGACCAGATATGTGAACAGATTTTACCTTATTTTGCTCCACACGCATTTACACGTATAACCATTCCAGAGCTTAGCACAACAATAGAAAACAAAGTATTATTACAGAGTTGCACACCTGATGTTTCACCTGAATTTGGCGAGGAAGATTGGCGGGAAATTAAATGGAATATAGGATTCTTGGTTCAGACATATATATTTAAGCCTGTAAGTGATGTCGGAATAATTGAGAAAATATTCACCAATTTATATACAGATGAAGACGCCTTTGGTGATAGAAGCACAACGTCATTATATACATCAGGTGCCAGTACATCGGCAGGATATGCAGAATCAATGTACCTTGAAGGAACCGGATATGATGAAGACGCTAATATATTGTATAATTATGAGGTATTTTAATTATGGCAGAACACTTTAATAAACTAACCGCAGCTAATTTTCAGTTAGCATTACCATTAATACCGTCAGAAACTTCTATTCGCGCAACTGATGAATTAATTTTAAACACATTTGGTGTAGTGATACCAAGCATAAATATTGACCAAGAAGAAGTAAACTGGCAAGGCGCAAAAATAATTGTGCCTGGCGGAACTATTACATTTGATGCATTTACTACGAATTTTATGGTTGACGATAACCTTGATAATTGGAAGGTATTATTTGATTGGATAACATATATTAATAATAATTACAATTCATTTGTCGGTGATTATAATAATTATGTAATTGATGCCTCATTGCGATTGACTGATAATTTTGGCACGCAGACCAGACTTATCACCTTTAAAAACATGTGGATACAATCATTAGGTGAGGTAACATTATCGCAACGTGAAGGTGAGCCGGTACTGGAATGTAATGCAACATTTTCTTATGATAGATTTGTTGTTGCATAAAAGGAGAGAATAACGTGTTATATAACGAAGAAAACATAAAATTGTTTAATGTATACAAAACAAAAAATGGTAATTATAGGAGTAAAGCAAATAATAAAACATATTATATGCATAATTGTAAAACATGCGGTATATGTTTCATAGGACATAAAACACAACAATATTGTAGCCATTCATGCTCTATGAATAATAATTTAACACAAGAAAAACTAAAGAAAACAATTATGGATAAGTATGGTGTTGAATACGCATTGCAATCATCAAAAATACGTGAAAAGGGAAATATTACAAAACAATATTTATATAATGATGTCAATTATGTTAACACTAAAAAGGCAATAAAAACAAAGGTTAACAGATATGGTAATCAGTTTAAAAGTATAATACAAAAAATGAGACAAACAAAGAAAGATCGATATGGTGATTGCAACTATGTTAACAGAAATAAGGCTGAAAATACAAATCAAATTAAATATGGTGGTACCTATCCATTAGCAGATAAAAAAATTCAAGAAAAATCAATCAAAACAATACGTAAAAAATACAATAATAACAGTATAATTAATGTATTTCAAACAGACCATGTTAAGTCCATTATACAAAAACATGTAAAAAATAATAGAATAGTACGATATGATAATCTTAAAAACATATTAAATTTAGAAGGATACACATTATTAAATAGTGTTGATGATTTCGTTAACGGTGATATCATATTAAAGTTTATGTGCCCAGTAGGACATATTGATAGAATCACTACAAGTAATTGGTATAAAGGATCGCGATGTGGTAAATGTTTTGGTAACAGATCGGTTGCCGAATTAGAAATATCTAAGTGGTTACAATTATTGAATATAAATGTGGTGGAAAACGATAGATCAATTATAAAACCATATGAATTAGATGTTTATTTACCAGAACACAGCATAGCAATCGAATATAACGGATTATACTGGCACAGTGATTGTATTATTGATAAAAACTATCATTTAAAAAAGACAGAACTATGTGAATCGAGTGGTATCCAATTAATTCATATATTTGAAAACGAATGGCTTTTTAAAAAGGATATCGTCAAGTCAGTAATATTATCTAAACTTGGAATATATGATACTAAAATATATGCTCGTAAGTGTGATACAAGACTTATCAGTAGTAAAGAAAAGGATGATTTTTTACAAACAAATCATTTACAAGGAAAAGATAAATCATCTATTAAATTAGGATTATTTTATAATGATGAATTAGTTTCTATAATGACATTTGGTAAAAGGAAAATAACAGGTGGTACACCAAAAACAGAATTAATACGTTATTGTACCAAATTAAATACAATTGTTATCGGTGGTGGTTCAAAATTATTCAGTTATTATATAAATAGATATGAAGGCAATATAATAACATATGCAGATAGACGATATTCTGATGGAACATTTTACGGAAAATTAAAATTTGTTTTTAATCACATATCGCCGCCATGTTATTATTATGTGAAAGGTTATAATGTAACGCATAGGTCAATGTATCAAAAACATATGCTTAAAAATAAGTTAGATATATTTGATGAAACATTAACTGAATACGAAAATATGATAAATAATGGGTTTAGAAGAATATGGGATTGTGGAAACTATGTTTTTGAATTTAAATAAAATTTTTATAAATAATAGTATGAATTATATAAATAACATTAGAACAAAATTGGAGGATACAACATGTCATTCTATTTAAGTCCAATCGTTGATGTTAACGAAATAGACCTTTCAACAACAATACCCGCAGTGGCAACATCTATAGCAGCCATTATATTAAGGGACACATACAAAGGACCAGAAAGAAAGAAAACACTTATCACAAGTGAAGATACTCTTATTGATACATTTGGTGAACCTACGAATACTGCTAACTGTTATCAAGATATTATGTCGGCTCTTGGTTACCTTAAATATGGAAACAAATTATATTGTACAAGAACAATGCCGGTAAGTGCAGCATTTGCTGGTATTGTAGCTGTAAGTGGTGCTGAAGCAACATTTACAGAAGGCGAAGCATATCAATTAACAGATTTTAACAGTGAAGATCCTGATGAATTTGCTGAAGAAGAAGAAGTAACTGGCATAG